TTATGCAACCTCTGCCGCCATATTGTCGCCAACATAGAGAGAAAGAGGATTGAGAGAGACGGCTTGCTCTAAATGGTCAGGGGCAAAGTGCGCGTATCTCATTGTTTCGCGAATGTTGGAATGTCCGAGGATTTTCTGCAGTACCAGTATGTTTCCGCCGTTCATCATAAAATGCGCACCAAATGTATGCCGCAGGACATGTGTCTTTTGCCCTTCACTTAGCTCGATATTCGTGAGTTTGAGCATCTTTTTAAACTCCTGATAGCAGGGCTTGAACATTCTGCCCTGACGTTCGGCTAGCTCGTCATACAACCATTTAGGAATGGGAACGGTGCGATTTTTCTTACCTTTGGTTTTTGTGAAAGTCAGTTTGCAGGGAGAGAGTTGAGGCCGCGTCAATCTCTCGGCCTCCCCCCATCTTGCGCCGGTTGCAAGACAGACTTTGACAATCATCGTGAGATCCTCTTTGCCGTATTGCTCGCAGGCTCGAAACAGCTCAGGGATTTGAGAAAGAGTTAGCCAGGACATTTCTTTCTCGGCTTCTTTGAATACGCGTACCCCTTCCAGTGGGTTGGGTAAACTCCACTCTCCTAACCGCCGCAGCTCATTAAACACAGCTATAAGATATTGCTGTTCACGATTCACGGTTATGGGTTTGGCGACCCATTTCGCCGGGTCTTTATGATATCCGTTGTCTATTTCACCACGGAGTCGACGGTCGCGGTAATGTGCCCAATCTTTAGCGGTAAAGCGGGATGCAATTGGGTCGCCCAATCCTTTACACACAATTTGCAGCTTTGCTAACCGCGACTTACTGGCGACTAAAGCCTGTCCGTGCAGGTTATGCCAGAGTTGAATCAACTCGCTTAAGCGTCGGCGATCTTCTTTCTTGCCGAGCCAAGGCTTGTCCTCACTTTCATTCTTCGTAAATGTTTCGAATGCCTCGGCCTCACCTTTTGTATTGAAATGCCGACGAATACGCCGCCCTTCTCGACCATTTGGGTAGAGTTCACATAACCATTTACCATTTTTTTGCTTACTTACAGTCATGATTTCACCGAGGCAATTCTAATCATTCACAAAGAGCTGTTGCAGCATCCATTACCGGATCCAAAGGTATTTTCACCCCCTTGTAATACGGGCTATCCTTCCAAACAGCATCAATATCGCTCCCCTCAAGCTTTCCAGACTTAACGCCACTTATCGCTAGGCCGTTCAATGGGTAGCGGTCATCTGTTGATTTGTCGTACACAAAGGCATATCGACCGTTAACACAAGAAACCGAAGCTTTCTCAAAAGTTAGCGGCCAATCTTCACCAAACTTAGCCCCGTCTAAATCCTGTGTTTTTTCGGCGGATGAAGCCCCGAAAGAAATGGTCAAAAATAAAGCTAAAAAAAGTTTACGTTTCATAAATTCCCTTAAACGTGTTTTTCCAATGTAAGAACTACAGACCCGGCAGGCTTGATGTCTAGAATATTGCATTCGAACTGCGCAGACTTATTAGACAACCTGACTTTCCCACCAGGAAGACGGATGACATCAAAAACATCAAGAGCGCCGTCAATATCAATTAACCAACGCCCGTTGCTTATATTCGAAGCAGAACGTTCGACCAGCCAAGAGGCACCAACACCTTCTACATAAATCAATTCCCCTGATTCATTGGGTATCATCGAGGGGTCAGGATGCCATGCGCCAGCCTTCTTGAGCTCACCAGATTCAAGGCGGAATTTTTCGATTGAAGAATCAGCAGGGGCTATTTCCTTGTTAGTGCGCATTTGCCCTTTGCCAGTTGCTAACCATTCAAGCGACACATCAGTATCAAGAGCACATGTAACGACTACATCACCCGGGAAAAAATCGCGCCTTACCCATGTGCTAATTGTGCCTGAGGAAATGCCGAGCAAATCACCCAACTCCTTTTGCATGCTAAAGCCATAGGCATCGAGAATCCTACGTAAAACGGTTTTCCCGCCATTCGTCATTATCTCGTCATAAAGCTCTTTGCCTTTTAACCTGCAGACGGTTCGCTCGTAATTTGAATTTGCAAGCTCACCATTCACTAACCAATTGATATCGGCACCCGTGTCAAGACAACACCTAACTATGACGTTTCCCGGTATAGCATCGCGTTGAACCCAGCCACTAACGCTGTGTTTGGCGATGCCTAGCAGGTCTGCCAAATCCTTTTGCATCTTGACTCCATAGGCAGACATCAAGCGCTCTAACACGCCGTTAGTTGCACCAATACGCCACTGAACATCAAGCTCAGTACTCATAAAAACCCCTACATATAATTTTATGGGTGTTTACAGATAACTTTTTACGATCTATAGTGGCGCTTACCGACCAAGATGCACACCACTGCATTACATTTCAAACAACAGGAGATAATGCGATATGTCAGATGCAAAATCAATCTCGACGCACGACTCGCAAAACTCACAAAATCAAACTGTGCTGTTAGACCCGACTCAGTTTGACGCCATCGTTACAGCAATGCTGCCAGCCCTGCAGACAATGATTCGCTCTGCTATGTCAGACACCATGACAGTGAAAGACTTTGCCGCCACCCGCGGCGTTAGCGAGCGTCTGGTCTGGCAATGGCTTGATGAGGGCATTCTTCTTAAAGCTCCGACCAAAGACTTTTCCAACAAAGAGGAAGCCGGTAAACGAAGCCGCACCCTCGTAAACGTAAAAGCATGGCGCGACAAACTGACTCAACAAGCGATTGATTGTCGCTACATCGACCAGCGCACCGCTCTTAACTGAATTTGATTATGCAAGTTAGAAGGAACTTAACCATGTTTGATTTTCAGATTTCCAAACATCCCCACTATGACGATGCGTGTCGTGCTTTCGCTCAACGTCACAACATGGCGAAGCTGGCCGAGCGTGCGGGTATGAACGTTCAAACGTTACGTAACAAGCTCAACCCGGAACAGCCTCACCAGTTCACGCCGCCTGAGTTATGGCTGCTGACAGACCTGACCGAAGACTCAACTTTAGTTGATGGTTTTCTGGCGCAGATTCACTGTCTGCCATGTGTGCCGGTCAACGAGCTGGCAAAAGACAAATTACAGTCCTACGTCATGCGTGCTATGCGGGAACTCGGCGAACTGGCGAGCGGCGCGGTCTCTGATGAGCGCCTGACCTCTGCACGTAAGCACACCATGATTGAAAGCGTTAACTCTGGTATTCGCATGTTGTCTTTGTCGGCACTGGCGCTGCATGCACGTTTGCAGACCAATACAGCAATGACGAGTGTGGTCGATACCATGAGCGGTATTGGCGCGTCATTCGGTCTGATTTGAGGTGCTCATGCTGAAAAATGAACCGTCATTCGCGTCTCTGCTCGTTAAGCAAAGCACCGGCATGCACTGCGGCCACGGCTGGATTATTGGTAAGGACGGCAAACGCTGGCACCCGAGCCGCTCACAGGCTGATTTACTGGCTGGCCTGTCCACTAAAAAACAGGGGGAATCATGGCTATCGAAGCTATTTCTGCGAATGTTCCGCTAAAGGCTGGCGCGCGTCTGGCTGGTCTCAACCACGTAGCTGAATTGCGTGCGAGATATTGGGGTGATAGCTGGAAAGAGGTTGAGCGTTTTGTCAATGATATGCGCGATAAACGTGATCCACAATTTGAAGAAAATAATCGGGCGCTGGCCGCTATTTTCTTTCTGGCAAAAATACCGGCGGCTCGTCATGAGCTCGAATTAAGTGAGCTGACTACTGACGAGAAAAAAGCATTGATTACAGCGATGAATCATTTTCGTGCAGTGGTGAGCTTATTTCCAAAACGGCTAACCATGCCGAATTAATCCAAACAGAAATTTTATGGCGTAAACCCGCCGGGCTTCTTATTGCCCGAAATCAGGAGAGTCAATTATGCGTAATACCGAAACCCGCAGCTTTCACACCGATAGCGATGCACTGGCCGTACTGCTGACCGATGCCAAAAAAGAAGAGCGTAAAGACCGAGCTATGGCCGTTTCCATGCGTCTTGAGGCGCTGGCTATCCATATCACCAAAGAGGGAATGAGCGGCATCGAAGCCGCCGAACTGCTGCGCCGTGAAGCCACCCGCTATGAAAATGAATCTCAGGAGCTGCATTAATGGCCGACGCAATGGATTTGGTACAACAGCGCGAGCAAGCAGAACGCGAGCGCCTTATCAGCAAAGCGCGCAGCCGTATCGCTGCGCCCTCTCGTTTCCTCTGCGAAGAATGTGACGCACCAATCCCGGAAGCTCGCCGCATAGCGATTCCGGGCGTGGCATTTTGCGTGACCTGTCAGCAAATCGCAGAACTCAAACACAAACATTACAGGGGCGTTTAAATGGCTATCCGTATTGAAGTAGGTGACAAATGGGTTATTACCAGCGACCAGTATCAATTCATCCTGCATGAAAAAAAAATCGCTAAATCCGGGAAAAAAGCTGGTGAGGAATGGCTCGACACTATCGGCTATTACCCGAAGATTAACCAGCTCGTTTCCGGACTGATACATCATCATATTCACTGCTCAGATATTGCAGCAATTGACGCTATGGCGGCAGAGATTGAGCGTGTAGGGAAACTATGCATTGCAGCCATTGAGGGGGCTGACGCTGATGCATAGCTCTACGGTTGCTTATGCTTATCCGTGGAATACCCCACGGTCGGCAATAGCCAGCCCGTATCTTACCTATGACCAACAGCATCGCCGCGATCGTATGTTCGCGGCTTTGCTGCATGCGAGAAAGGTGCTTTCTCTGCAGCCTGAGTGCGTGCGTTTTGATGTATACCGCACCGCTGCGGTGCTGGAGCAAAATCAAGGCAGTCAACGAGCCAATGCTTTTTTAATCAGCTTTTGCAAAAAGGCATTGCCACGTCTGGAACTGGTCGCAAAAAAATACGAGTGCGCGGGCATCGACAGCAAAGTGTCAGCCGCTGTTTTCGGTGGTCATTTCGATACTGAAATCATGCAATATCTGGCGTCACGTATGGTCAATATGGTTGCCAGATATAACCGCCTCCCTGATATGTCGCGTGCCGATATTGACCTGCTGGCCACTGATATCGCTAATTTTATTCGTGCTGAACTGGCAGAACATGATGACGCTGATTCTGATTTCGGCGAGTTGGCGACATTACATGGCTGGTACATGCGCGCCGGATTAATTGCGCTGCAATTTGGTGTTACTCCGCCTCTTTGGGCGGGACTGACAACAAAATACTTTGACCAGGACAAAGCGGCGCCAGCAATCATGCGCATGTTTAATGAGGTTTGGTGGCGTGGCCGCCTGCGACGTATTGCGGCGTCATGGCGCGAACATCTGCAAATTGCAGTCGGCAACGTCAGCAAGAAACGCCACGCCTACGCGAGTAAAAACTGCGTGACAGACTGGCGCGAGCAAAAGCGCCGCACGCGTGAATTTCTCAAGGGGCTGGATCTCGAAGACGAAGACGGCAACCGCATCAGCTTGATTGAAAAATACGACGGTTCTGTCGCTAACCCTGCGATACGCCGCTGCGAGTTGATGACCCGCATCCGTGGGTTTGAAAATATCTGCAATGAGCTCGGTTATGTCGGGGAGTTTTACACCCTAACCGCGCCGTCTAAATATCACGCCACCACTAAAGCAGGCTACCGTAACAGCAAATGGAACGGAGCCAGCCCGTCGGACACACAAAGTTATCTCACCGGACTTTGGGCGCGTATTCGCGCCAAACTGCACCGGGAAGAAATCCGCATTTTCGGCATCCGTGTTGCTGAACCTCATCACGACGGGACGCCTCACTGGCACATGCTTATGTTCATGCTGCCGGAAGACGTTGAGCGCGTGCGCCTCATCATTCGTGATTATGCGTGGGATGAAGACCACCACGAATTGAGAAGCGACAAAGCCAAAAAGGCGCGCTTTCATGCCGAGGCAATTGACCCGGAAAAGGGCAGCGCTACTGGCTATGTTGCTAAATATATTTCGAAAAATATCGACGGCTATGCTCTCGATGGTGAAACAGATGACGAAAGCGGTGAGCTGCTGAAAGAGACAGCCCCCGCCGTATCAGCATGGGCGGCGCGCTGGCACATCCGTCAATTCCAATTTATCGGCGGTGCGCCGGTGACGGTTTACCGTGAGCTGCGTCGTCTCGCTGATACCGAGACAGCGCACGGCCTGAGCGTTGAGTTTGCCGCCGTCCATGATGCCGCCGACGCTGGTGATTGGGCTGGTTACGTTAATGCGCAGGGTGGTCCGTTTGTTCGCCGCGATGATTTGCAGGTGCGCACACTTTATGAGCCGCGCGCCGAGTTTAACCAGTACGGTGAGGAAACAGTCTGCATCCGTGGCGTGTACGATTCCGCTATCGGTGCCGGCACACCTATTTTAACCCGGCTAACGCAGTGGAAAATTGTTCCGAAGCGTGCCGTTGATTTGGCCGTTGACGTTAAGGGCGCTCCTGCGCCCTCTCGGAGTTCTGTCAATAACTGTACGGGAAGCGAAAGCGATCCGCCGATACTGGATTTAACAAAACCGCTGAGTCGGCGAGAAAGACGAGAGCTGGCGAGCCGACTGAGGAAGCAAAAACCGTCAAAAAGACGAAAATTCATCCACGGAACGGACGAACAAAAAGCAGCTTTGTCGAAAACTATCGACGAGATACATCTCACAACCGGCATCACCATCAGCCGGGGCGAAGCCCTGCACCTTATGTCAGGTGGTAAGAGTTGCTTTAATGGTAAATGGTTGCGTGGAACGGCTAAAGGAGAGGTATTTTCCGCAGCACCGTCACAACAGTCTCAAGCCAGACGGATTCTAAGTCGCGTTGCGGCTTTAGCCGAAGCGGCAACAAAAATTGATAGCTAATATTCCTCCTTATCATGCACATACATAACTCTAACGTTTTTTTTCTCTTCCCATCTTTTGCTAATACATGATACTGTACAAACGTACAGTAAAAACTCTATGGGAGGGATTTCATGGTTGGCGAACATTTCAGCCGAACTCAACAAAAGTGGGCGTGCGTGCAATTTATTGCCGAGGTATCTCTGATTGCAAACTGCAAACCAACAGACTTAAAGCTCGCTCTCACTCTCATTGCGGATCTTGCAAACAGCGAAAATAACGAAACCGAAGATGATATTTTTTATAAGGCTGAATAGTTTATGAGAATCAATATCACGCTGGATAAAGAGCAAAAAATTAGCCAAACGACGTTGGATGCACTTGAGGCTGAGTTGTACCGCAATCTTCAACCTATTTATCGGGGTGAGACCTTAGAGTATTACCGCCCCGGAGGGTGGGTTTTCTTCCAGCGGCCTAAAGATTGCGGCGGCGGGTACTGGATGGGGCGCACTTATGACGGCGTTTTTATGATTGAGTACGAGCGACCGGTGTCGCTAAGTGATGGTATGGATTTTCTGGCCTCAATGAAAAAAGTCGAGGCAAAAAGCGAGGAATTTGACCCGAATTATTCGCTTTTTTAGCGGTGCATGCATCAGGTGCATGAGTTTGCATTCGTTTTTGATTCCAGCGTTTGCCAGCCAGCGCCAGCGCTGGCGCGGCTCGGGGCTCCTGATGCACCTGCATTAAAAGCGACCCGTTAAGCGCGCAGGCGAGGCGGGGATAGCACTGCGCGCCAGACGTGGTGACAGGATTTATTTTGCGCGTCTGTGCGCCTCGTGGTGGCGCGCTGAGTGGTGAGGTTTATCGAGAGGCTGTTGCGGGGTTACGTCGCGTGTGCGGCGTCTGGTGAGGTCTGAGAGCATGCCGCCCGGAGGCGGCATTTTGGGCGGGGTTAATCGGTCTCGATGTTGTAATCTTTAAAGCGGATCACCTCCATACCGAGCCATTCATTGATTTCTTTGAAACGCTCCTGCAGTGGCGTCAGCTCGTTACGCACAAATACCCGTGCCACCTTCTCGATATCGCCCATCGAGCCGATATTTTCAGGCTTGCCGCCCATGAGCTGGAACGGCACGCGGTGCGCGTCGAGCAGGTCAGCGGCGCTCACCTTCTTGATGTTAAAAAAATCATCCTTCGTGGCGACTTCACTCAGCGGGATAATCTTGATACCGTCCGGTTTACCGTTAGGAGCATGGAGGAAAATGTTTTTAAAATTTCCCATTCCCTTCGAGTTAGCCATGGCTTTTCGAATTGCTTCAATGTCTGTGCTGTTTTGAGCTGCGTCTGTCACATACATGATGTACCCCGCGTGTGCGCCGTTCTGGTAATACTTGCGGCGATACAGCGTGGCGGACTCATTCAGCCAGGCGGAATTGAGCGCGCTCAGGTATTCCGGCATCCCGTAAAGCTCCTGATTGATATCGGGCTCAAGCAGATGGCACACCGAACCGGGTGCGAACTGGTGCGGGTGCGTGTAGTCCGACACGTACCAGTACACCCCCTCCTCTACTCCACGGCGGGTGTATTTGGCCGGAGAAGTTTCCAGTTTAAAAAGCTGGCCGGTCACGCTCATGCGCTTTTCAAGATAGCCGTTGGCAAACACCAGATAATCAAGCACAAGGCGGCTGAAGTCCTGACGCGACAGCAACGGGTGCGGGATAAAGGTGCTGGTCAGAATGTTGCGCTTTACGTAAATCGGGGAGCTGTGGTGTACGGCTGCGCGCAGGCTTTTTGCCAGCCCCGAGAAGTTGACCGGCGGCTCGTACCACTTGCCGTTGTTGATGCATTCGACATAGTCGAGGATGTCGCGGCGATCCAGAACGGGTGACGGCTCACCAAAGGTAAACGCCTCCATTTTCTGCGGCGCGCTGGCGGTCATGCTGGTCTGTTTTGGCTGTTTGTTTTGGCGTTTTTTCATCAGTAGTTAATATCCAGAATTGTAGTTGATTGCATACCGCTACCGGCTGATAGCGGCTCGTTTACCAACGCATGCATGGTCGCCCACGCGACATCCGCGTGGCTGGCTTCCTCGCTGCGGCTGGCTTCATAAGTGGCGCTGCGGCCACTGCTGGTCATGGTTTTGCGGATAGCCATAAATGACTGCGTGATGTCGGTCGCACCGGCGTCATATTCCAGACACCCGCGGCGAATGGTGTCTTTCGCTTTCAGCACCATTGCGGTTTTCATTTCCGGCGTGTAGCGGATGGCGCGCGCCGCCGGGAAGAATGAGCGTACGAGCTGGTAAACACCCTGGCCGATGCCGGTCGCATCAATGCCGATATAGTCGACGGTGTATTTCTCGGTCAGCGCCCGGATGGCCTCGGCCTGTGCGGCAAAGTCCATGCCTTTCCACTGGTGACGCTCAAGGATGCGGAACTTGCCACCGGCAACCAGCGGCGGAGCCAGTACCGCGCACCCGGCGCTGTCGCCAGTGTGTGACGGGTCATAGCCAATCCAGACAGGACGCCAGTTAAACGGACGGTCGGCGAACGGCTCGAAGTCCTCCCATTCCTCCATCGCATCGACCATGCAGCGCTGCAGCTCCTCGAACGGGAATACCGATGCCTTATCGTCCACAAACTCGCACATAAACAGGTTGCGGAAGTCATCTGCGCTGTTTTCCTGCTTAAGCTGGTCGAGGTTAAACAGGGTGCAGCCACCGGCCAGCGCGTCCTCAATGGTGACAATCTGCCGCCACTGTCCATCCGCGCACAGCACACCACCGGCAAGCGCCTTATGACTGATATCGATGTCGACGCGCTCGGCGGCGCTGCTGCGGCCACGGTTAAACAGCTCGCCTGACCAGAACGGATATGCGCCGTGCGCCAGCGTCGATGGGGTCGAAAAATAGGTTGTGCGCAAGTGAGATTGTGACGCCATACCGGAGGCCACTTTGCGCAGCTTCTGGAAGTTGGGTATCCAGAATTCTTCATCGACATACAGGTCGCCGTTGTGGCTCTGCGCGGTGTTGGAATTGGTCCCGAGAAAAATCAGCTCAGCGCCATTGTTGCCGATGACGATCGGGTCGCCTGACAGGTCGACGTCAACCAGACGGGCAAAGGCGATGATGTACTTACGGAAAACGTAAGCCTGCGTTTTACTGGCCGACAAAAATATCTGGTTTTGCCCGGTCTTAAGCGCGCGCAGGAGGGACTCACGGGCAAAGTAGAATGTCGCGCCAATCTGGCGCGATTTCAGGATGTGGCGGATGCGGTGCTCTAACCCTGCTTTATGCCATCGGAGCTGATACTCAAACGACTGGTCGAAGAAAATCTCTTCCAGCTTTTCTATCGCTTCATCACTAAAGAAATTCCGTTTCGGCTTTTTGCGATCCCCTTTGTTGCGGCTGGCGATATTGGGGTTTAAATCCACCTCGTTTCCGGTCTGGCCGTAGCGGTTAACGCGCGCGAGCCGCTCCATCTGGCGCGACAGAAAATCCGCGACTTTGAAGTCATGCGCGGTCAGGTCTGGCTTAGCGTAGAGCTGGATAAGTCGGGCCTCCAGCGTCGATTCCACGCGGTTAATCGGCGCGGTTTCTTCCCATCCATCGCGCTGTTTCCAGCTCTGCACGGTCGGGCGCTTGAGCTGCAGCATGTCGCAGATTTGCGGCACGGCGAACCCCTGCCAGTACAACAGGCGCGCCTGTCGTCGCGGGTCATTGAGCAGTGAAAGGTCAGTTGAAATGGTCATGCTTGCCTCGTTTTTGGTGTTACGTGGCAAGGCTAAGGAAATGGGGTGTTATAAGCGCTAAGTGCCTGTTGTGTCAGATCTAATCAGATCTTAAGCGGTGGCTGATACGGGTCAGAGTCGGGAAACTAAACCCGCCCCGAAAACCCAACATCAGGACACCTGAACAATGGCAAAGAAAGTCTCTAAATGGTTTCGCATCGGCGTCGAAGGTGACACCTGCGATGGCCGTGTCATCAGCGGCGATGATATTCAGGATATGGCCGACACGTTCGACCCCCGCGTCTACGGCTGCCGCATTAACCTCGAACATATCCGTGGGCTGATGCCTGACAGTCCGTTTAAACGTTATGGCGATGTGACCGAGCTCAAGGCGGAGATTATCAGCGATGGCTCTGCGCTCGATGGCAAAAAAGCGCTGTTTGGCAAAATCGCCCCGCTCGACGAGCTGGTCAGCATGGTTAAGGCAGGACAGAAGGTTTACACCTCAATGGAGATCCGCCCGAACTTTGCCAACAGCGGCAAATGTTACCTCGTTGGCCTGGCCGTCACCGATGACCCTGCAAGCCTCGGCACCGAATACCTCGAATTCTGCAGCCGCGCCGCGCAGAACCCGCTCGCCGGTAAAAAAGACCAGCCGGACGACGTTTTCTCTGTGGCCTCACTGGCTGTGCTGGAATTTGAAGACGTCCCCGACACCATGCTCAACAGCCTGACCGATAAGGTTAAGGCAATTTTCAGCCGCAAGCAGGCCAGCGATGACGCGCGTCTCGCCGATGTGCATGAGGCCGTGACCACCGTCACCGAGCTGGTGCAGACCAACCTCACCGCCACCGACCAGCGCGTCACCGAGCTGGAGACCGAACTGGCGCAGCTTAAGCAGGACGTGACCAGCAAGGCCGAAGAAAGCGCGCAGGCGTTTAACGATCTCAAAAGCTCCCTCGATAACACCGAAAGCCAGCGCCAGCCGCGCCGCGAGCTTTCAAAAGGCGGTACGGGCGACGAGCTGCTGACCAACTGCTGATAACGCGCCGGGCGTGCTGCCCGGCCTGAACCCTTTTACCCGAACAGGAAAAACCATGCGTAAAGATACCCGCTTCAAATTTAATGCCTACCTGTCCCGCGTCGCGGAGCTGAACGGCGTTTCCACCGATGACGTGGCGAAGAAATTCACCGTCGAGCCGTCGGTCACACAAACTCTGATGACAACCCTGCAGATGTCATCCGCGTTTCTGACCAAAATCAACATCGTGCCGGTCGACGAGCTGAAAGGCGAAAAAGTCGGGGTGGGCGTTAACGGTACGATTGCGAGCACCGCCGACACCGCCGGTGATGATGAGCGTAAGACCGCTGACTTTTCCGCGCTGGAGTCAAATAAATACGAGTGCGCGCAGATTAACTTTGACTTCCATATCCGCTACAAACAGCTCGACCTGTGGGCGCGATTCCAGGACTTCCAGACCCGTATCCGTGACGCCATCATCAAACGTCAGTCCCTCGATTTCATCATGGCCGGTTTCAACGGCATTAAGCGCGCCGACACCTCAGACCGCGTAAAAAACCCGATGCTGCAGGACGTGGCCATCGGCTGGCTGCAGAAGTACCGCAATGAAGCGCCAGCGCGCGTGATGTCCAGAATCACCGACGAGGACGGCGCGGTTATTTCAGACGTGATCCGCGTGGGTAAGAACGGCGACTATGCGAACCTCGACGCGCTGGTCATGGATGCCACCAGTAACCTGATTGACGAGATTTATCAGGATGACCCGGAGCTCGTCGTCATCACCGGGCGTAAGCTGATGGCGGATAAATATTTCCCGATCGTCAATCAGGAGCAGGCCAACACCGAATCGCTGGCCGCTGACATCATCATCAGCCAGAAGCGAATCGGCAACCTGCCAGCCGTGCGCGTGCCTTACTTCCCGGCTGATGGGCTGATGGTGACGCGTCTCGACAACCTGTCGATTTACTTCATGGATGACGCGCACCGTCGCGCCATCATTGAAGAACCGAAAAAAGACCGCGTAGAAAACTACGAGTCAATGAATATTGACTATGTGGTCGAGGCTTACGCCGCCGGTTGCCTGATTGAAAACATCAAGCTCGGTGACTTTACCCCACCGGCAGCGCCGGAAAGCGCTTCCGCGCCTGCAGCACCGGAAAGCGGAGAGTAAGCCATGACGAGTCCCGCAGCGCGTCACATGATGCGGGTCTCGGCCTCTGAAACAGCGCAGCGGGCTGCCGTCCCGCTGCGCAATGCAACTGCCTATGAGCAGATGCTCGTTAAGCTGGCCGCAGACAACCGCACGCTGAAACAAATCCGATCCAATGAGCGCAAGGCAGACAAAAAGCGCGAGCTGCTGCCGTTCTATCTGCCGTGGGTCGCTGGCGTCCTCGAAAACGGCAAAGGCGCGCAGGATGACATCGTCATGACGGTGATGCTCTGGCGTCTCGATGCTGACGATATCGCCGGGGCGCTGGAAATTGCCCGTTATGCCATGACCTACGGCCTGACCATGCCGACCGGTCGACGTCCGACGCCTTACCTTCTGGCCGAAGAGGTGGCACTGGCCGCGCAACGCCTGCTTGCTGCTAAACAGCCGGTCGAACTGTCGAACCTGCTCGACACCCTCGCGCTGACCGAGCGCGCGGATATGCCCGACATCGTGCGCGCGAAGCTGCACAAAATCACCGGCTACGTGCTGCGTGATGCAAAGCAACTGCCCGAAGCGCTGGCGCACCTGCAGCGTGCGATCCAGTTAGAAAGCACTATCGGCGTACGAAAAGACATTGAGCAGTTAGAGCGTCAGCTCAGGCCAAAACCCGAACCGGCACCGAAAACCCAAAAGACTCAACCGCGCACGCGCAAACCTGCCGCTAAACCGGCGGCACGGCGCGGGCGTCCACCAAAGGCGGCAAAAGCCGCTGGTTAACCGAGCGCTCCCCGAGCCGGGCGGCACGCCGGTCAATGCGGGTATCAATTGCCCTGACTGCGACCGGCGTCCACCGCCCACCCATTACCCGAGGTTGTCATGACGACGCTGATTATTGAGCCAAAAAAAGAGCCGCAGGATGTGCCGGGCGTGGTGATACCGCCACCGGGCGTGAGCGAGCCGGTAATCAAAAATACCCCGTTTTTTCCTGACGTTGATCCGAAGCGCGTGCGGGAAGAAATGCGACTGGAGCAGACCGTTTCCCCCGTGCGCCTGCGCCGGGCGATTAAGACCGCGATCGCGGAGACAAACGCGGAGCTGAGCGACTGGCGCGAAAGTCAGCTCGATGCCGGTTACGCCACGCTGGCGGATGTCCCGACGGACGAACTCGACGGCGAGAGCGTGCGCGTTTTTCACTACTTCAACGCCGTGTGTTCGATGACGACGGCCACGCTTTATGAGCGTTTTCGCGGCGTGGATGCGACCGCCAAAGGCGACAAAAAGGCGGACAGCATCGACAGCACTATCGATGAAATGTGGCGGGATATGCGCTGGTCTGTGGCGCGCATACAGGACAAAGCGCGCTGCATCGTGGGGCAAATCTGATGAAAGCATACGCGCTGCAGGGCGACACCCTCGACGCGATTTGCGCCCGGTACTACGGGCGCACTGAGGGCGTGGTCGAAACCGTGTTAGAGGCTAATCCCGGCCTGTCCGAGCTCGGCGTGATCCTGCCGCACGGCACGGCAATTGAGCTGCCCGAGACCGAGAGTGCGGCCAGAACCGAAACGGTGAATCTATGGGACTGAGTATGGAAAAAATCACCACGTTTATCGCCTACTGGCTGGCCGTGGGGCTGGCGTATGTCGGGGCAATGTCCCCCGAAAAGATGGCGCTTTACGTGGGCGGCGGATGCGCCATTTTTACCGCGCTGACGAACTACTGGTTTAAGCGCAAGACGTACCTCTATCTGACATCGCTCGGACTCGATAAAGGGGCTATTCGTGAAATCAATCGTTAAAAAATGCAGTGTGGCCGCCGTGCTGGCGCTGGCAGCACTGATGCCTGACTTTCGTCTGCTTAACACCTCGCCCGGGGGGCTGGCGCTGATTGCCGACCTCGAAGGTTGTCGCCTGACGCCTTACCAGTGCAGCGCGGGAGTGTGGACGTCGGGCATCGGCCACACTGCAGGCGTCGTGCCAAAGGGGGAAATCACCGAGCGGCAGGCGGCGGCGAATCTCGTCGCGGATGTGCTGAACGTCGAGAAACGTCTGGCCGTATGCGCGCCGGTGAAAATGCCGCAGCACGTTTACGACGCGCTGGTCAGCTTCTCATTCAATGTGGGAACCGGCGCGGCCTGCCGGTCGACGCTGGTCTCGTTTATCAAGCGCCAGCAATGGCCGCAGGCGTGCGACCAGCTCACCCGCTGGGTTTACGTGAATGGCGAAGTTAACAAAGGGCTGGAAAATCGTCGCGCGCGTGAGCGTGCTTACTGTCTTAAAGGAGTTTCTCAATGAAAAAATACTTACGTTCACTGATTTTGGATGCCCTGCTGGCTGTAGTCCTGATTTGGGGGCTGGTATCGCCGCAAAGCGCTGCCGTTAACTTTGTGGCCGCATGGGCGCTATTTGGCAGTTTTGTCTGCATTGGTGCGAGCCTCGCCGGTGTGGTCGCCTATGAGCACTGGCTACGAAACACGGGAAAAAGTATTGCCGTCAATCCAGACCTAATGAAGATATTCCGCGCCGTCTTTTGTCGAAAGCCTGCACGGGCGCGCAAAGCATGGTCTCTCATTGTTTTCTCTGCTACGACGGTCTGTTTACTTGGGGCTGGCTGGCTCTTTACAGGTCTGGTCTATCTGCTCTGTGTTCTGGCCTTTAAAGCCGTTCGCGAGACATACCGCCAACGCATTGAGGAGGTGGCTCTGTGTCCAAATTCATTGTGATGTTGATTGCCGCAGGTCTGGCACTGGCGACTGTGCTCTGGTTGAGGCATGAGAACGCTAATCTTCGGCGCTCTTTTGACCGGGCGAATAAGGTCGCGACCGAACAAAAAACCGCGATCGCAATGCTGAAAAATCAGCTTTCCGTTTCGCAGGGAATTGCCAGGCGAAATGAAACCGCACAGGTCAGTTTACGCGGCGAACTGCTGGCCGCCGGTGCAATGGCCGTGCGGCGTGAACAAACCATTACGAGGCTGATAAATGAGAATGAAACCTTACGCCGCTGGTACAGCGCTGAGCTGCCTGATGTTGTGCGTCGGCTGCACACCCGCGCCGCCTGCGCCTCCGCCGGTCATTGTTTACAGCGCCTGCCCGAAGGTGAGCTATTGCCCGATGCCGGGAAGCGACCCGGCCACTAATGGCGACCTGAGCGCCGATATTCGCAGGCTTGAGCTCGCGCTCGCCGCCTGCGCGTTGCAGGTTGAAACCGTCAAAGACTGTCAGGATAAACTCGATGAAGAAAGCACGCAGCCTGCGCGAAGCGCTGATTAAAGCCGTTCCGCAGCTTGAAACAAACCCCGAAATGATGCGCATCTTTGCCGATGAGGGGAATATCGATGCGCGTCTCGCGGCCTCGCTGTCGCACGAGAAAATTTATACCCTGAATGTGATCGTGTGTGACTTTGTGGGCGACCCTGACCTGATTTTCGTGCCGGTGGCCGCATGGCTCAGGGAAAACCAGCCGGATATCTGCACGCTCGATGACGGTCGCAAAAAGGGCTACCGTTTCCAGATGGATTTGAACGACGGGGACAGCGTCGATATCAGCATCAGCCTGCAGCTCACCGAGCGCACCCTCATCAAAGAGGAAAACGGCGCGTTGCACGTAAGCTATGCCCCTGAGCCGCCGCTGCCGGAGCCCGTCACCCGGCCTAAAGAGCTCTACATCAACGGCGAACTGGTGAGCAAATGGGATGAGTGAATTTAAGCCCTTTGACGACCGGCTCAATGGTCTGATTGCTGCCCTGTCACCGGCTGCACGCCGACGGCTTGCCGGAGAGATAGCAAAGGAGCTGCGCAAGTCGCAACAGCAACGCATCAAGCTGCAGAAAGCCCCGGACGGCTCGCCGTATCAGGCGAGAAAGCGTCAGCCGCTCAGGGCTAAGACCGGGCGGATTAAGCGGGCGATGTTCCAGAAGCTACGCACGAGCCGGTACATGAAAGCCACTGGCCGTGAAAACAGCGCGGTGGTGGAATTCACCGGCAAAGTGCAGCGTATCGCGCAAGTCCATCAGTACGGGCTAAAAGACCGCCCTAACCCGCACAGCCGTGACGTGCAGTACGCGGCGCGCCAGCTACTCGGATTCAGCCGGGAAGATAAACAGCTCGTCGAGACGCTGATAATTAAACACCTCTCTCTCTGAGCGTTGTCACAACAACCACAAAACACCGTTCCATTGCCGCTGGCCTCCCCCGGCGGCATCCTTTCCCCATGAATAATCTAAATTCTCTGCAGGAAATCGCACGCGCGATCCGCAACCTTATCCGCACCGGCATCGTGACCGACGTCGACCACGACGAGGGGCTTTGTCGTGTCCAGACCGGCGGCATGCAAACCACCTGGCTAAACTGGCTGACCTGCCGCGCCGGTCGCTCGCGCGTATGGTGGGCTCCTTCCGTTGGCGAGCAGGTGCTTTTGCTGGCTGTCGGCGGCGAGCTCGACACGGCGTTTGTGCTGCCCGGCATTTTCTCGGATGACCATCCCGCGCCGTCTGCCTCCCCTGATGCGCTTCATGTTTCCTTTCCTGACGGAGCGGTTATTGAGTACGAGCCCGAAAGCGGTGCGCTCACCGTGTCAGGCATCAAAACCGCAGACGTCACCGCGTCGGATTCCATTACGGCCACCGTGCCGCTGGTGCTGGTGAAAGCGTCGAGCCGCATCACGCTCGATACGCCGGAGGTGTTTTGCACCAACAAGCTGACGACCGGCACGCTCGAAGTGCAGAAAGGCGGCACCATGCGCGGGAACATCGAGCACACCGGCGGGACACTGAAATCAAACGGCGTGCAGGTGGATAACCACGCGCACGGCAACGTACAGAGCGGCGGAAGCTGGACTAAGGGGACGCAATGACGGTGCGTTATCTGGGAATGAACAGCCAGACCGGCCTCAGTATCTCTGAGGTTGAGCATATCCGGCAAAGCGTGCGCGACATTCTGGTCACGCCGGTTGGCTCGCGCGTCATGCGCCGTGAATACGGCTCGCTTCTGTCGCAGATGATTGACCAGCCACAAACCCCGGCGCTGCGCCTGCAGATTATGGCCGCGTGCTATTCCGCGATCCAGAAGTGGGAGCCCCGCGTAAATCTCTCGACCATCACCTTTGAACGGTCGGAGACCGACGGCGGGCTGTATGTCGACATCACCGGCACCCGCTCCACCGGCGGCCAGCCTTTTTCACTCACCATTCCACTGAGTTAAACGCTATGGCAATTGTTGACCTTAACCAGCTCGCCGCGCCTGACGTCGTGGAAGAACTGGACTATGAAACCATCCTGAGCGAGCGAAAGGCGACGCTCGTCTCGCTGTACCCGGAAGACCAGCAGGACGCCATCGCGCGCACGCTTTCGCTTGAGTCCGAGCCGCTGGTGAAGCTACTGCAGGAAAACGCCTACCGGGAAGTTATCTGGCGACAGCGCGTCAACGAGGCCGCGCGCGCGGTCATGCTGGCCTACGCCACCGGCGCAGACCTCGACCAGATAGGCGGAAATTACAACGTCCAGCGCCTTGTCATCACCCCTGCAGACGATACGACGTTACCGCCGACGCCTGCCGTGATGGAGTCGGACACCGACTACCGCCTGCGCATTCAGCAGGCATTCGAGGGGCTGAGTACCGCAGGCTCTACCGGCTCCTATCAGTTTCACGGTCGCAGCGCTGACGGGCGGGTCGCTGATATTTCGGTCATCAGTCCCGAGCCTGCGTGTGTCACGGTCACGGTGCTTTCACGCGAAAATAACGGCGTGGCGTCTGACGAGCTGCTCGCCATCGTGCGCACCGCGCTGAACGATGAGGACGTCAGGCCGGTCGCTGACCGCGTGACCGTGCAGTCGGCGAACATTGTCGACTATAAAATCACCGCATCGCTTTACCTTTACCCCGGTCCCGAAAGTGAGCCGGTGCTGAGTGCGGCAAAAACTAAGCTGCAGGCGTACATCACCGCGCAGCACCGGCTCGGGCGCGATATCCGCAAATCAGCGATTTATGCCGCGCTCCACGTCGAGGGCGTGCAGCGCGTCGAGCTGGCCGAACCGGTGGCCGACATCGTGCTCGATGACACGCAGGCGTCATGGTGCAGCGATTACAGCGTGACGATCGGGGGCAACGATGAATGATACCCGCCTGCTGCCGGTGGGCTCGTCACCGCTTGAGGTGGCGGCGGCGCGCGCCTGCGCTGAGATTGAAAATACCCCCGTTCCGCTGCGTCGCCTCTGGAGTCCTGACGACTGCCCGGCAAATCTGCTGCCGTGGCTGGCGTGGGCGTTTTCCGTTGACCGCTGGGATGAGAACTGGCCGGAGGCCACAAAGCGGGATGTGATCCGCGCGGCGTGGTTTATCCATGCGCACAAAGGAACGATTGGGGCGGTGCGCCGCGTGGTGGAGCCGCTCGGCTATCTGATTAACGTGTCTGAGTGGTGGGAAACCAACGACCCGCCCGGCACGTTTCGCCTCGATATCGGTGTGTTAGAGACCGGCATCACCGAGGAAATGTATTACGAGATGGAGCGGCTCATTGCCGATGCAAAGCCAGCCAGTCGCCATCTTATCGGCCTCAACATTATTCAGGATGTGCCGGGCTATCTGTACACCGGCGCGCTGACGTATGACGGCGACACCATCACGGTTTACCCGGAAAAGTGAGAGCAAAATGACAGTAAAATATAAAACGGTCATCACCAAAGCCGGTGCGATTAAGCTTGCTGCAGCGACCGTCCCGAACGGGAAAAAAGTGAATTTTACGGCGATGGCCATCGGTGACGGTGGCGGCACTTTGCCGGTGCCTGATGCGAGCCAGACAAAGCTCGTCAATGAAGTCTGGCGCCATACGCTGAACAAAATCAGCCAGGACAACAGGCATCAAAACTATGTGATCGCGGAGCTGCTCATCCCGCCAGAAACCGGCGGTTTCTGGATGCGCGAAATGGGGCTCTATGACGACACCGGCACGCTGATTGCCGTCGGCAACATGGCGGAAAGCTACAAGCCAGAGCTGGCGGAGGGGTCAGGCCGCGCGCAGACCGTGCGTATGGTCATCATGGTAAGCGACATCGAGTCAGTCGAGCTGACGATTGACACCTCAACGGTGATGGCAACGCAGGACTATGTCGACGACAAACTCGCTGAGCATGAGCAGTCCCGCCGTCATCCTGACGCCACGCTCACCGAAAAGGGTTTCACGCAGCTAAGCAGTGCAACCGACAGCACGTCTGAGACGCTCGCCGCGACGCCGAAAGCGGTTAAGATGGCGTATGACCTTGCTAACGGTAAATACACGGCTCAGGACGCGACCACGGCGCAAAAGGGTATCGTCCAGCTCAGTAGCGCCACCGACAGCACGTCTGAGACGCTCGCCGCGACGCCGAAAGCGGTTAAGACGGCGTATGACCTTGCTAACGGTAAATATACGGCTCAGGACGCGACCACGGCGCAAAAGGGTATCGTTCAGCTCAGTAGCGCGACCGACAGCGCGTCTGAGACGCTGGCGGCAACGCCGAAAGCGGTCAAGGCGGCTAATGACAATGCGAATGGCCGCGTGCCGTCAGGGCGGAAGGTTAACGGGCGAGCGCTGGCGGAAGATATCAATATCACTTCTCAGGACATTTTTAACGGTCAGGCCGTGCTGATTGGGAATGCTGCCGATCTGAATAGCTTTACTACACCGGGATTATATTACCAGTCATCCAATGCGCAGGCGGAAGCTGGAAATAATTATCCCGAAAAGGTGGCCGGGTCGCTTGAAGTATACAAACATGCAGGTGTTACGCAGATATACCGGATATATGCGGATTCGCGCTCATACATCCGTGCTTTTTATAATGGCGCCTGGACGTCATGGGCAAAACAATATGACGCAGCAAATAAACCGACACCGGGAGATATTGGCGCAGTACCGGCAAGTGGCGGCAGTGTGGCACACCTGGAAAATGCAACGTATTACAAGACTAACCCGGCCGGATGGTACGGCGGTGGGGCTTTTGCTGACCAGTACCGGAATAATGCAGCACCGTTTCTTGTCCCCTATGGCTTTGTATCGACAAAAGATGTTTCTGTGTACCTACCGATTGTTAAGGGAATATCGCATACAGAAGGACATGGCTACGCGGCATCGGTAAGCTTTGGCATGCTGCGTTCGGGAAAAGCCGATTTTGGAGCTGCTGTTATTAATATTATCGGAGATAACGGCAAAGCAGCCGTATATAGCTATGATGTCAACGGCACATTTAATGCACCCGGTCAGGTCTACAGCGGTGGAACGATTGTTTCCGCAGGACAAATTAGCAGCGGAACTCATATCATTGCGACTCAGGGTGTTTTTGAGTCTGGCGGTGCGGTAAGGGTTTATTCTTCAAACAACCCTCCGACACAATACGCAGTTAGAGACTGGATTACTAGCGTAGGGCTTGAAGCTAATAATCCCTCAGCCCCTTATATGCGTCAGGAGTCTAGCGGGAATCTGGTCCGTCTGGCTACGCAAGACTGGGTAAATGGAAGTTTTGCAACGTCAGCCTGGACTATTGCTAACTTCCTGCAAGGGGGGATTAGGCTGGCATCGGCTGGGGTCGCCACAAACGGAAATAATGATAATGAATTTGCGTATGCCCCTAACGGAACGGTAGTTACTGCTGTACAGCAAAAAACGAATTACACAGCCGTACAGTATCGATCACTTCAATATAACATCGGCGGAAACTGGTACACAGCATGGGTGGCTTAATGACGAAGCAATCTGGAGTATTTAAAAAATATGACCCATTAGATAAGTGGGGAAAATATACCCCGGCGAAGGTAGCTAAACTATCACCGGAGGAACTCGAATTATATTACGTTGCAAAATCGCCAGAGGTGAATATTGTTTTCCTGAAAGATGATAACGGCAATGACTGGTATTTGTGGCTTAAAACGCTTTCACAGGAAACGCTAAAGGTATCATTTAACCCTGACACGAAAGAAATTATCCATTTCTCTTATGATGCAAGCGCGATTTTCCCGATTAATCAGATTGTCGTTGAAGTCGCGCCGGAGAATGTACCGGATGAATTTACCGAAGCGGGCGAGAAAGCATTAGGCGGCGCATTTCTTTTTGATGGTGGGGAGATTATTGCCGCACCTATTGATTATGAGGCAGAGGCACAGCGCAAAAAACTCGAGCTAATGACTCAGGCAAATAACGTCATCGCCACGCTGCAGGATGCGGTTGAGCTAAACATGGCGACAGACGAAGAAACAGCAAATTTGCAGGAGTGGAAAAAGTACCGCGTGCTTCTGAGCCGGGTCGATGTTAAAAAACCGGTCTGGCCGCCATTGCCTGAGACTGCGATTTTAGTCAGTTAGCCGTTTACTGAAGCCCTCCACCCGGAGGGCTTTTGTTTGTTGTTTTATCTCTCCACCAACGCCATTTCATCGCACCCGCAGAACACACAACAGAAAATAGTCGCACCCCTTAACCACGGAGTTAAACAGATGGGCGACTATCATCACGGCGTCGAGGTCATCGAGATTAACGATGGCACGCGCACCATATCCACCGTCTCGACGGCCATCATCGGCATGGTCTGCACGGCCAGCGATGCTGACGCAAAGACATTCCCCTTAAACGAGCCGGTGCTGATTACCAGCGTGCAAACTGCGATCGGGAAAGCCGGTAAGCAGGGCACGCTGGCAAAATCCCTGCAGGCCATTGCCGACCAGTGCAAGCCGGTCATTGTGGTGGTGCGCGTTCCCGAAGGTACCGACGACCCGTCAGACCCGGAAGCGGCGCAGAAAGAAACCATTTCCAACATCATCGGCACGACCGACGAAAACGGCAAATACACCGGGCTGAAAGCGCTGTTAACGGCGAAAACCGTCACCGGCGTTAAGCCGCGCATTCTCGGCGTACCGGGGCTGGATTCTCAGGAAGTGGCGACCGCGCTTGCGTCGACCTGCCAGAGCCTGCGCGCGTTCGGCTACGTGAGCGCGTGGGGTTGTAAGACCATTTCCGAAGCGATCGCCTATCGGGAGAACTTCAGCCAGCGCGAGCTGATGGTCATTCACCCTGATTTTCTGGCGTGGGACACCACGACGAACGAAACCCAGACCGCATGGGCGACCGCCCGCGCGCTCGGCCTGCGCGCCAAAATCGACCAGGAAACCGGCTGGCACAAAACGCTGTCCAACGTCGGCGTGAATGGCGTCACCGGCGTCAGTGCTTCGGTCTCATGGGATTTGCAGGAGCAGGCCACCGACGCGAACCTGTTAAATCAGGCCGGTGTCACCACGCTGATTCGAAATGACGGCTTTAAATTCTGGGGTAACCACACCTGCTCGGACGATCCGTTATTCGTGTTTGAAAACTACACCCGCACGGCGCAGGTGCTGGCCGACACGATGGCTGAGGCGCACGCGTGGGCGATGGACAAGCCCGTTTCCGCAACGCTTATCCGCGACATCGTCGCCGGTATCAATGCCAAATTCCGCGAGCTGAAAAACAACGGCTATATCGTTGACGGCTCATGCTGGTACGACCCGGAGTCAAACACCGTGGAAACCCTGAAAGCCGGGAAGCTGTATATCGATTACGACTACACCCCCGTCCCGCCGCTGGAAAACCTGACCCTGCGCCAGCGCATCACCGATACCTATCTGGCAGACCTGTCAGACTCGGTCAACAGCTAAGGAGCTCAGAGCATGGCGTTACCACGCAAACTGAAATACCTGAACATGTTTAACGACGGTCTCAGCTACATGGGCGTCGTTGAATCCGTCACCCTGCCAAAGCTGACCCGCAAGCTTGAGAAATATCGCGGCGGCGGGATGCCGGGCTCGGTGTCGATTGACCTCGGCCTCGACGACGATGCGCTGTCGCTTGAGTGGACGCTCGGCGGTCTGCCTGACGTCGAGCTTTGGGCGCAGTACGCGTCACCGGGTGCCGACAGCGTGCCGCTGCGCTTCACCGGCTCTTACCAGCGCGATGACACCGGCGCAATTTCTGCCGTAGAGGTGGTCATGCGCGGCCGTCACAAAGAGTACGACGGCGGCGAGAACAAGCAGGGCGAAAGCGGTACGACCAAAATCGCGACCGAGTGCTCGTATTACCAGCTCACGATTGACGGCAAAGAGGTCATTGAGATTGACGTCGTCAACATGGTGATGAAAGTCGACGGCGTCGACCGTCTCGCTGAGCACCGCCGGGCGATTGGCCTGTAACCCGTCAACCGGTCAGCCAGGCTGACCGGCCACTTACTCACATTCAAAGAGAGCAACATCATGGAAAACATCAACGAAACCGCCACCACCGAAACCGAAAACCCAAACATTGTGATCCTCGATAATCCAATCATGCGCGGTGAGCAAAAAATCGAACAGGTGACGCTGACCAAACCCAACGCCGGAACCCTGCGCGGTGTGAGTCTGGCCGCGCTGGCAAACTCTGACGTCGACGCGCTGATTAAGGTGCTGCCGCGCATGACATACCCGGCGCTGACCGAGCCCGAGGTCATGCGTCTGGAAGCATCAGACCTGATTTTGTTCGCCGGTAAGGTGGTCGGTTTTTTGTCACCATCTTCGGCTCGCTGACCTTCCCGGATAACCTTTCGGTCGATGACCTGATGGCGGATATCGCGGTGATATTTCACTGGCCGCCATCAGAGCTGAATTCCCTGAGCGTGACCGAGCTCATTACATGGCGCGAAAAGGCGCTGCAGCGAAGCGGACACCACCATGAGCAATAACGTCAGGATTGAGGTACTGCTGAACGCAGTAGACCGGGCAAGCCGACCGCTCAAAGCTATCCAGACTGCCAGCAAGACCCTTGCCGGCGATATCCGCACTTCACAGAACAGCCTGCGCGATCTGAATGCGCAGGCGTCCCGAATTGACGGATTCAGGAAAGCGAGCGCACAGCTTGCCGTGACAGGTCAGTCGCTTAACAAGGCGAAACAGGAAGCCGCCGCGCTGGCCGTGCAGTTTAAAAACACGCAGAACCCCACAACCGCGCAGGCGCGGGCGATGGAAGCGGCAAAGAAATCCGCCGCTGACCTGCAGCTCAAATACAACAGCCTCAGGCAGTCGGTACAACGCCAGCGCACCGAGCTCGCGCAGGCCGGTATTAATACCCGCACCCTGTCGGCGGATGAGCGCCGCCTGAAAACCAGCATCAGTGAAACGACCGCTCAGCTTAACCGACAGCGCGAGGCACTGGCGCGGGTCAGTGCACAGCAGGCGAAATTAAGCCAGGTAAAAGAACGATATAAATCAGGTAAGGAGCTGGCTGGCAATATGGCCGCTGCAGGTGCTGCCGGTGTAGGTATCGCCACGGCGGGAACAATGGCCGGGGTAAAACTGCTGATGCCTGGCTATTCGTTTGCACAGAAAAACTCTGAGCTGCAGGCCGTTCTAGGGGTCGATAAACAGTCGCCAGAAATGGAGGCGCTGCGTAAACAGGCGCGCCAGCTCGGGGACAATACTGCCGCGTCTGCAGACGATGCGGCCAGCGCGCAGATTATCATCGCAAAAAGCGGCGGGGATGCGGCGGCCATTCAGGCGGCGACGCCGGTCACGCTGAATATGGCTCTGTCTAACCGGCGCTCAATGGAAGAAAACGCCGCGCTGCTAACGGGTATGAAATCAGCGTTTCAGATGTCTAACGACCAGATCGCACACATCGGCGACGTGCTGTCGATGACAATGAACAAAACGGCCGCTGACTTTGACGGGCTGAGCGACGCGCTGACGTATGCCGCGCCGGTGGCAAAAAATGCCGGGGTCAGTATCGAGCAGACCGCCGCAATGGTCGGCGCACTCCATGACGCCAAAATCACCGGCTCGATGGCGGGGACGGGCAGCCGTGCCGTCCTGAGTCGCCTGCAGGCTCCGACCGGTAAGGCATACGAGGCTATCAAAGAGCTCGGCGTTAAAACGTCTGACAGCAAGGGCAACACGCGCCCGATATTCGCCATTCTGAAAGAAATGCAGCGCAGTTTTGAGAAAAACAATCTCGGAACAAGCCAGAAAGGCGAGTACATGAAAACCATCTTTGGTGAGGAAGCCAGCTCGGCGGCGGCGGTGCTGATGACCGCGGCCTCAAGCGGCAAACTCGATCAGCTCACGGCGGCGTTTAAAGCCTCGGACGGGAAAACCGCTGAGCTCGTTAAAATCATGCAGGACAACCTCGGCGGCGACTTCAAAGAATTTCAGTCAGCCTATGAGGCCGTCGGTACTGACCTGTTTGACCAGCAGGAGGGCTCACTGCGCAAACTGACGCAGACCGCCACGAAATATGTGTTAAAGCTCGACGGGTGGATCACCCAAAACAAAACACTTGCGACAACCATCGGGGTGATTGCAGGTGGAGGGCTGGCGCTGATTGGCGTGCTGGGAGGGATTGGCCTGATAACTTGGCCTGTGGTAATGGGCATCAACGCGATTATCGCCGCTGCAGGTTTTCTCGGTGCAAATCTGGCCGCAATGGGGGCGGCCATTGTTTCTGTGCTCGGGGCGATTACCTGGCCGATTGTGGCTATTGGCGTTGCCATCGTCGCCGGTGCGCTCCTGATTCGTAAATACTGGGAACCAATAAGCGCATTCTTTTCCGGCGTGGTGGAGGGACTTAAAGCGGCCTTTGCGCCGGTGGCGGAAATTTTCGCACCGCTTGCGCCGGTGTTTGATTCTTTCATGGAGAAGTTACGCGGGGTCTGGCAGTGGTTCAAAGACCTGATCGCACCGGTTAAGGCGACGCAGGATACGCTCGACAGCTGCAAAAATGCGGGTGTGATGTTCGGTAAGTTGCTGGCCGAAGCGCTGATGTTGCCGCTCAAAAGCTTTAATACATTACGTACCGGCGTTAACTGGCTGCTGGAAAAGCTCGGGGTTATCAATAAAGAATCGACCGACCTCGACCAGAAGGCCGCAAAAGCCAATGCCGCCACCGGCTCACAAAAGGGGTCTTATATTCCGACAACCTCAGCATATGGCGGTTATCAGGCATATCAGCCAGTTACCGCGCCCACTGGTAAGACTTACGTCGACCAGAGCAAGCCAGAATATAACATCAACCTGAATGGTGGCATCGCACCGGGCAGCGACCTCGACCGTCAGCTGCGTGAGGCTGTCGATAAACTCGACCGTGAAAACCGTGCGCGTCAGCGCTCAAGTATGCGTCATGACTGAGGGGGATAAAGCATGTTAATGGTTTTAGGTTTGTTTGTGTTTGAGCGCCGCACGCTGCCCTATCAGTCCATGCAGTATTCGAAGGATTACCGCTGGGCGTCAAACGACCGTATCGGCAAGCCACCGGCTTACCAGTATCTCGGGGAAGGTGAAACCACGCGCACGCTGTCGGGCGTGCTCTATCCCGAAATTACCGGCGGACGTCTGTCACTGACCGCCATCGAGCTGATGGCAGACGAGGGGCGCGCGTGGCCGCTGATTGACGGAACGGGCATGATCCACGGCATGTATGTCATCGACAAAGTGACGCACACCCACACCGAGCTATTCAGCGACGGAGCGGCGAGAAAAATCGAGTTTAGCCTTTCCCTTAAGCGGGTCGATAAATCGCTTGCGGCCATTTATGGCGACCTGAAAACGCAGGCCGACAATCTGGTCACGTCTGCCGGTGACTGGCTGGGAGGGCTGGCTGGATGATTACAGGAATGGATATTCAGGCCGGGGCGAAGATTGCCCCGGCGTTTATGCTCAAGCTGGATAACGACGATATCACCCAGGATTTTAGCGACCGCCTTATCAGCCTGACCATGACCGACAATCGCGGATTCGAGGCCGACCAGCTCGATATCGAGCTCGATGACACTGACGGCCAGATAGCTTTGCCACCGCGCGGAGCAACGTTGACGCTGTGGTTAGGATGGCAGGGGTCCGCGCTGATAAAAAAAGGGACGTTCACGGTCGACGAAATCGAGCACAGGGGCGCGCCTGATACCCTGACCATCCGGGGGCGCAGCGCCGATTTTCGCGGGACGCTGAACTCGCGCCGGGAACAGTCATGGCACGACACCACGCTCGGACAAATTGTGGAGGCGATTGCGGCACGCAATAAGCTGACGGCCAGCATGGCCGACACGCTGAAAGCCGTCGCCGTGCCTCACATTGACCAGTCGCAGGAATCCGACGCGGTGTTTCTTTCCCGCCTGGCTGAACGAAACGGGGCATCAGTTTCGGTAAAAGCGGGGAAACTGTTATTCCTGAAAGCGGGGAGCGGTAAGACTGCCAGCGGGAAGCCCATTCCGCAGATGACGCTTGAGCGAGGCGACGGCGATCGTCATCAGTTTGCCATTGCTGACCGGGAAGCCTATACCGGCGTGACGGCGAAATGGCTGCACACCAAAGACCCGAAGCCGCAAAAGCAAAAGGTGAAGCTCAGGCGTAAGCCAAAAGAGCAACACCTCCGCGCATTACAGCATCCGAAAGCGACCAAAGCCCCGGCAAAGGCCAAAGCCAAAAAAGAGCAGGAAGCGCGCGAGGGTGAATATATGGCCGGTGAGGCTGATAACGTGCTGGAGCTGACGACCATTTACGCGACAAAGGCGCAGGCCATGCGCGCCGCTCAGGCGAAGTGGGACAAACTGCAGCGCGGCGTTGCGGAGTTTTCAATCTCGCTGGCGATCGGCCGGGCAGATTTATTTCCTGAAACGCCAATCGCGGTGAAAGGCTTTAAGCGCGTTATAGACGAGCAGGCATGGATAATCAGCCGGGTGGTGCATAACCTCAACGGAAACGGCTACACGACGAATTTAGAGCTTGAGGTTAAGATTTCGGATGTTGAGTACGAGCAAGTCAACGATTAA